CAAAGCTTGTGTAGGTCACCTAGGTAGAATTCCATCGAAGCCTAAGGTAACCTAACCCCTCTTCTAGAGGTTTTGTATAATCTCATTACAGCCCATGAGATGTAAGTCTCGGACTGTAGCCTGGTGAAAACCGGCCTGCTCTTCTGTGAGGACCTCATGCAATTCGTCTCCAAGCTTGTAGGCGTGACGCAGGTCGTGGGCATAGGCCACGCGAACAGCGGGCACCCGGTCTGTACCTTTTGCCAAGCAAAGGCCAGCGTATAGTTTCTTGGGGTCCTTAATAATTCCTTTTGGCGTAAGGGTCCATCCGCAGAAGGTAGCGAAATCTCCAGGCTTCTGAGCATGACACACTTCTTTTGATGTGAGTGTAAGGCGGTTTTCAACCAGCCGGAAGGAGTCCTTAAGGATGGGCCTATCATCTTGGGCCATGTCATCTCCTGCGTACAGTTGGGAGGTGTCTGGGGAAACGTGGTATTTGGTGTGGTGGTATGCGATGGCACACTCCGTGTTCGCATCGAATGTAGGACCCTCCCCGCTAAGTCGCATGATGGCCACTGTCCCCAGGAAAATGTGGGCGTTGGTCTTGAGTTGGATGTAGCCCTCAATGATATCCTCCGGGATGTTGTGAAACTTAGCTTTGGTGACCTCGAACTGCAGCATGGCCCCGTCCTGGGACTGGTCAAAGGCCGTGAAATCATTTGAATGCCCCGGTCTACCAAAATTCCAGCGTTCCTTTACCCATTCGTTGAGGTCCTCAGGAGTGTTCTCACAGGTGATGAAGATGTTCTCCGGCTGGAAGGAGGCCCGGATCCTGCGCATGTAGCGGGCCATGGTCCCGTATATCATCACCGTTTGCTGCATGAAAGAGGCAATGGTTTGGCCCGGCTTGACTTTGAGAGCCCCGATCTTCTCCGTCTTGGTGACCCACTGAGACTTCAAGAATAGTGCAATTTTGTCTTTCGGGAAGTCCGGCGATTGCCTGGGCATGCCGTTAATAAGGGCGGCAATGGGTTTGGAGAGGTACCTCTGCTGTACCTCGTCACGGCAGGACTCCCACAGTTCAGGTGAGAAAGGGATTGGGTCTGCAGGGAGTCCCATGGCCCGCTGGTAGTTGAGGAACAGGATGTCTCCGATGTCCTGCTTCATTATAAACTCTTTCTCGTTGTCCTCAGGCGTCGCAATCGCTATGCGCGCCTCTATCGTCTTAAACAAGAGGGCCTCGTCCTTAGCTTGTTGATGCTGAAAGAGTTGCACCACGGCATCCTCCGTCTGAATGGTATTCGTGTGGCCGTGCTTCTGGTCGTAGAGTTCCCTGTCAAATTTGTCATTCAGTTGGGACACTAGGGGCTCCAGAAGGGAGTCTTTGTTCTCTACGGGGAAGTGGGTGGTGGGGGCCTCGGGTTCTGCCACTTCCGGTTCTGCGATGGGGACTGCTGCTGGGGGTTGCTTCCGGGTCAAGTCCAGGAAAGTGCTAAGGTACGGAGTGCAGGAGACTTTGTCCCAGAAGTCTGCGGAGGTGGGCCCCGTGTTGATGAAATGGATGGCATCACGGGCCCTGGAGAGCGCAGTATACATGACCTGTCTGGAGCAAAGGGCCGTATTGTTGTCCAAAAGGATCTGCACACATGGCGTGGTAAGCCCTTGACAGCCTGCATAGGAATATGCCACATTCCCGAGCTCTCGGAGACACTCTTTCTTGGCTTGGGAGGGTGAGAGCAGCGGCCATCCTTGCACGGTGAGGCCGCTGAGTGTGATCTTAGTTTCCCCTTCGACCTCAGAGTACACACCAAGCCTGTTGGCCAAGTCTTGGCGGTTACGATGTGTGGCATTGATGTAGTACCGGCAGGACTTGTCGAAGCATGTAGATGCCGGCTCTAGAGAGGCGATCATAGCCTGGTCGCAGGTCTCATGGTAGTAGCTTTGCTGCGGGTCCCCCGTCAGTATAACAGCCTCAATCTCTGGATGGCTTATGATGTAGGCCTCGATAAG